TCACTAAGTGAAGCGCGCCGCGTTCCCACTTCTGGGCATCATCTTTAGCACCCTGCTCTTTCTGCCACTCGTGCGCGCAGCCGATGGTGAGATCAGCCGGACAGTCACTGAGACGAGGGACTACTTTGTGGTGGTCACCGAGCCTACGCTCTTCACCGCTCGCACCCTGCTCTGCGATGATCCAGCCGTGCTCTGGTGCTCGCCGCCACCTCAAGGTCACTTCATGGACTCTGCCTTGTGGCTCTACAACGCGGCAGGCTCGATCATTGCCTCCAGCGACGATGATGGCGTCTCTTGGGCATCGCTGATCCAGATCTCCCTAGAGGCAGGCTTCTATCGGCTACGCGCAGGGCGCTTCGGACCATGCAACTCAACAGGCTGCATGCATCCAGAGGAGCCGTTCCCAGTTGGCGGCTCCTACGAGCTGCTCACCAATCTGCCACTCGTGCTAGATCCGACGCCGCCTGTAGCGTCGCCACCACCGATCCCATCCGAACTCCCAAGCGAAGAGCCGTCTGTGGAGCCGTCGCCATCTCCAACGCTAGAGCCGTCACCATCTATTGAACCAAGCATCGAGCCGACACCGACACCGGAGCCGACTCCAAGCGAGGAGCCAAGCATTGAACCAACACCAACGCCAACACCTGAACCAACACCGACTGCCACACCACAGCCGACGGCCACGCCTCAGCCGACGCCAGTTCCTACTCCGTCAGTCTCCCCTTCTCCTGATCCCACTCCTGTTCCTACTCCTGAGCCAACAGAGTCCCCTCTGCCGTCTGTAGAACCGAGCGTGGAGCCAACGCCAGAGCCAACGGCTCCACCAAGTATCATTGACGAGACTGTTGCCGAACTCGCCGCTGCTGTTTCTAGTGCAGTGGACGCCACTATCGGTCGCGTCGCCAACCTTGGCAAGGACTTATCTCCTGCCGAGAAGGAGAAGGCGGCACCGGTAGCAGTCGCCATCGTCATCAGTCAAGTGGCGAGCGCCGCTGTCGCTGCAGCCGCAACCGCATCAAGGAAGGTGAGCAAGTGATCAACCGCATCATCGTGGATCTCGTAGGTGGCGCGTGGACCGTGCTCGGTCTCCTGTTCGCCGTCGTGGTGCTCCCAGAGGGCGCAACGCAGGAGACGATGGCATGGCTCTTCGGAGGGCTGACGCTGATCTGGCTCGTCACAGGACCGCTCAGGTGGAAGGAGTGACCGTGAACGCATCCGATCACATTGAGGACATCTCAGGGCAGGGCTGGACTCGCGTAGACACCGCTCCTGGCGAGTGGGTTGCGCTCGTGCCAAATGAGAACAACAGCGCCTTCGGCGGCACACTCTGGAAGCTCGCGGACGATGGGAACTACTACGCCGAGGGAGTGACTGAGGGTCATCCGGTCAGTGCAGCACTGGGCTTTGAGGCTGCGGCGCGTGCCATCGCAGTGCACATCAAGAAGGAGATCGGAGGGTAGCGTGAAGTACAAGGTCAAGTCTCAACTCTATTCAGACACAGAGGCGATCAAGCAGGGCCTCCTAGATGACTGCGGACCCTCCAGCGCAGCTGCGGCCGTGTCGTGGGCGTCTGGATACACCGCTGACTTCAGCGCGTCAGATGGCGTCGCAGCAAAGGCGAAAGCCACTGGCAAGAAAGAGAAGCAAGGCGTGTCGGATAACGGCTCGTCGCTTCCAGAACTGGTCAAGACCGTCAAGGTGCTCGGCGGCTCCGCTCGACCAGCGAAGTCATGGGCAGATGCAATGGAGGCAGGAAAGAAGGGCGCTGCGCTGATCATCTGGGTCCAGCAGGCAGTTGGCTACGACCCTGCCGTCAAGATCTCAAAGTGGCACGAGGTCTGGAAGTCGTACTGGACAAAGAAGGACCCCAAGATCGTCAAGGCAGGCTACGGCCACATGACCAGCGCAGGCTGGTCGCAGGATCTCGGCTGGCAGTGGGCATGTCCGACGCGAGATGACCGAAAGAAGTCTGAGAAGTTCGGCGTGCCGGTCACTGAGGCGCAGTTGCGCGCCATCGCCTCATCCAAGGTCAAGGTCAAGAAGGCTGGGGCTGACTACAAGTGCGTGGTCATCGTGACGCACCCAGGCGGCAAGGTCGCCGCACCAAAGCCTCTGGACAATCCCACGCCTGTGGTAGCACCAGAGATCACCCCACCACCTGCTCCTAGAATCGTCGCAGAGGCACCTAGGAGCCACGCAGAGCCACGCAACGTGTCAAAGGGTGTCAAGACACCTGACGCTGTTCAGGCGCAACTGAATCAACTCGGAAAGGCTGACTGGGGCGCAATCGCCACTAGCAGTCTGGCCGTACTCAACGCGGCAGCCGCCGCTACAGGAAAGGAACAAGGCATGAACCGCATCTTTGCCGGACTCAAATACATTGCAGACAACACTCAGGTGGACGAGATCGTCCTGGACTTCGTAAAGACCTTCCTCACCGTGAGCATCTCGGTGGCGCTCGGACTCGGTATCCCACTGCTCGACATTCAGGGTGGCGACTTCCGCACCATCGTCTCTGCCGGTCTCGCCTCTGGGCTGGGCATCGTGGTCAAGGCGCTGGACCGAGATAACTCGTCCTACGGCCTCACAAGGAAGTAGCTCGTGCCTGTCGCAGTCAGGCTGCCATTCGGCTGCTGCGACATCTGCCAGATGCTGGCTAGGGTCTGGGAGGTGGAGTCTGGCGACGTCCTGCTCTGTGGCGTCTGCCTTCGGCTCCTTGTCAGCCTGAGCCTAGAGGACTCTTCACAGCCGTCCTAGGCGGCTCCCCTGGGTGGTCCCTCCCCACCCAGGGGCTATCCATCCTGCATAAAAAATACTCACCCCAAAGGGCTTGACGGCTGCTCGCCGTTATCCTATGGTTCTCGTATCAGGGAGGAAACCAGTCAAACGGCTGGACCTGATAGAGGAGAAAAAGATGACAAAGGCACACAGCGCACAGGGGACAGTCAAGCAGCTCACAGCGATCCTCTCGTCAATGGCAGATGGGATTCTCATGAACCCAGCCAACGAGGATCAGGCGCGTGCTGCGATCGTTCTCAAGCACCGCGCATTCCAGGCACGAACACATCATGACGTTGCGCTCGCCGCAGTGTCTGCAAGTTATTGCCTAAAGAAGGCTGGAGATCTTGATAGCCATAACAACATCATGGACCTGTTCGAGGGTCGCACTCAGTTGGCGGTGCGCTGATGAAGAGGAAGCCGCAAACGTTCAGCCGCGTCGTGAAGGGCAAGCTGGAGCGCTACTACGATCCGAGCACGCCGGACAATCGCAATCGTCCGAAGTCAGACTTCAATGGTCTGATCGCATTCGAGTCGCAGTACCAGCGCTATGAGCGCATCGCACACCAGCGTCGCAGGTTCACACTGACGATCACCTTGATGGTCATCTGGGTGGCCGCAGTGATTCTGGTTCAGGTGGCGTCATGAGGACCTTCATCCTGGACTCTCTGGCAGTCGTGTCGTTCATCGCAGCAATGGTGCTGCTCTTGGCGCTGGGGTCAATGCGATGAAGAAAGAGCAGGTGCGCTGCGTGTACTGCAGCAAGTTGATCCCATCAAAAGAGCGAGCGAGTAAGGTCTGTGGCATCTGTTGGGGACTTCTCATCCAGATCGCCAAGACGCAGGACATGTTCAGGAGGGGACAGTGATCAAGTGGAAGTGCTCTCTCTGTTGGCAGAAGGTTGAGTCAGAGGTCAAGCCTCCGCTGATTGAGCGCCTGTGCAAGCCGTGCAAGGTCCGGCATTACACGACGCTCGTTGAGATCTACAAGCCGCAGGGTGGCTTCAGGCTTGACGAGGCGAGGCTGCTCTTGAAGGCAGCAAAGAAGGAGGCAAAGGCATGAGCAAGAGATTCGAGTTCGTCAGCGCGCCGCAGCGCAGTCCAGAGTGGTTTGAGATGCGGAAGAGCGGCATCACCGCCACCGGCATCACCGCAATCAACGGCACGTCGCCGTACAAGACCGCCTATCGGCTCTGGGCAGAGTTGACTGGTCAGGTCGGTGAGCAGGAAGTCGGAGCGGCCGCACAGCGCGGTCAACTGCTAGAGCAGGCAGTGGCTGACTACTACACCGCCGAGACTGGCAAGAAGCTGCGGAAGTCCAACGGCATCGTCAGGCTCAAGGATCACCCTTGGGCTATGGCGTCGCTCGACCGGACAATCGTTGGCGACACCGAAGGTCTCGTAGAGATCAAGACGTCAACGAGCAGCCGCTGGCAGTTATTCCCAGTGCCACCTGAGTATGTTGACCAGGTGCAGTGGCAGATGTTCATCACAGGCGCGTCGTACTGCGACGTCGCCGTGCTGCTCTCTGGTCTGATCTTCCGCATTGAGCGCGTGGAGGCAGATCCTGTCTACCAGACGATTCTGTTCCACAAGGCGCAGGACTTCAGGGAACTGGTCAGGACGAAAACGCCGCCGCCGTTGACCGGCAACGACAGCGACACGCTCTCAGAGGTGAAGCCGCAGGTGAGCAACACCTACGCCACCGCTGATGAGCAACTCGATCACATTGCGCGGCTATACATTGAGGCGAAGGCTGAAGCCGAGGCCGCTGACACTGCACTCAAGGAAATGGCAATCGCCATCAAGGAGGCGATCGCTGACGGCGAAGGCGTCAAGGGTCGCGGCTGGATCGCCACCTGGAAGACCAACAAGAGCAGCATGAAGGTGGACTGGGAGTCCATCGCTGACGTGCTACGAGGTGTCGCGCCAGAGACCTACGCCACGAGCGTCAAGAAGTTCACCTCAGAGAAGCCAGGTGCACGTGTGTTCCGCGTGTTCGGAAAGGACAGCGAGTGATTGAGATCCAACTCACACCTGCCGTCCTCATCCGCGCAGAGGAGATGTACCGCACCGCGAAGTCGAGCGACACGCTCAGGTTCAGGAAGGACAAAGCGAAGGGCAACACGGACTGGACTGGCGTGCTAGGTCAGGCTGTGTTTGAGCAGGCGCTCAAAGACGCGCACCTGCCGTTCCGCTTCGTTGACCTCACGACCAACGACTACGAGGTCTGTGGTTTGAAGCTCGACGTCAAGACAAAGGCGTGGAGCAAGACGCCGCATCCGAGCGATCCGGTCAGTGTGTTTGACTACATCAGCGACCACCAGACGGTGGACTTCTACGGCTTCGTGCATCTGCAGCTCGCACACGGCGAGGACCGCAACGGTCCACCTAGTGCGACGCGGTTCCAGCGTGCGTGGGTGCTCGGAGTCAAGGACTCGGTTGGATACCAAGAGAAGGCAGAGGAGGTGAAGATCGGAGACGTGTTTGAGAGTGGTCACGTAGCGCGAGCGAACTCGCACAACTTGGCAGCGTTGCATTTGCTGCCACTACAGGCACTAGGAGGGACAGAGGAATGAGTAAGAACATCGCAGCGGCACTGGCCGCACCGTTCAAGCCGGACGAACTGAAGCAGCGCCCTGGTAGGGCTGGGCTGGTGTTCACATACG